TCTCATAAGTCATGTACTTATATCCACCATTGAAGGCATAGGTTTTAGTTTCGATACTCACATATGGTGAGCCATAGCGACCACCACGAGCATCATGGATTGTTTGTATTAGTTTCATAAACATAAAAAAGCTCCACCCACAACGGGCAGAGCAAAAGTGATAGGAAAAGGATGATAGGATCGAGAAGGATTAAACCTTCTCAACCCATGAGGGAATTTCATTGGCTTTGATTCGTGCTGTATGGAAATTGATAAATCGTTTCTGGATTTTTTCTCGTTTCATTGTCTTAGGTAAAAAACAAGATTTCATAAACTCATCGCACATTGCATCTAATTGCTCAGGGTTTTTATGCCTTAGCGTAGGTGGTAATGGTATGCCGTCTAATTCTTTCCATGTTACTTGGTTTCTTGCCCTGCCTCGAATAGCTAACCCTGCCTTGCCATTGACAAGTTGTGGTATGTATCCGAGGAACTGATAGATAGTAGTCCAATTGCCATTGGGTAATTGAACATCACGATTGGTAGGTCGAAACAAACCATACTGATCAGACTTTTTGGTATTGGCTAGTCTGAAGCTTTCCCTCTCCCTCGATCCGATTGGTTTGCGTATTGGTTTTATTGTTAGTCTCATAAATACTCCCTGTTTTTGTATGGAACAGGGGAAAACCATGTTACCCGAAAGGGTGGGGAATCAATTACCCTGCAATGCCTAGCAAGACCTTACCGGAAGCTAGTTTCTTGATGGCATTGGTATCGCAAACTGATTCAGTAATCATTTTCAGCTCACTACCCTTGCCATATCTGAGCTTAGGTAAATCTAATAGCTCGCTGTGTTGGCTACCCAGCAAGTTTGACGCTGCTTTTTTGATTGGATTCTTGCCACCTTTAGACAACTCTTTACGAGTTGCAATGGCTTTATCAATCGAAGCCATTTGCTCGCTTGTAAGGTTAACATTAAGCTTTAATACTTTATCAATATTAAGCTTTTTCTCGTTACCTGTGAGCCATTGGAAACCATGCTCACCACGCTTGGCTACTTTTTCAAGAATGAAAGCCATTTGCTTGTCAGTAGCTTTTTCCAAGCTTTGATGAATCTCATTGGCTAACTCTTTAACCTTACCATGATATGCATTCATGGTCATATTACCTGAGTTTTCATCTAGCTTTATTAACTGAGCTTTTGTTTTGGTTACAGCATGGTTTTTGCCATAGGTTGCAGGGGTTGACTTTACTGAGTCTACATTATTTGGTTTTTTCATAATGATTTTGGATTATTGTTTTTAGTGTGAAAGAAATTGTTCACTAACAATAGGGCACAGCAAAGCAGACCGGATCGAAGGAGAGACCTAGTGTATTGGATTAGTATGTTTCAAGTTTTCCATGTCCCTATTAGCTACCCTTTGGGAATTCTTGGCTAATAAGTTTTTCTCGTTTCTAACTATCGGATATTGTCTTTTCTTATAGTGATATTTATCTCAGTCTTTTTTTGGTTTCGATGATCAAACTTTTAAGAGTGGATTTTTTTTGGTCTCGATTTGAATTGGTTAATAATGTTCACTTTTGTAAAGCATTGCACACAAACAACTTGCCCGATAGCTATGACCTAATGTAGGTTAGGTCAGAGGGGAGGGGGAGGGGGGAATGGTCAAAGTCCGTCACGCATGTATATAACCCCTTTCGGAACTTTCCAGAGATTTGAAACGATTTGGGTTCTTGTAAAAACTAATTTATTAGGTCAGGATGGGGCTATGAAGATGTTTTTGGAGTGGCTGAGGGTACTATGGCGTGAGATAGGGTTTAACGCCATTAAGGGCGTGTGGCGGGGCTTTTGGGAGCTACGCAACCATGGTGTAAGTAAAGCGGAGTGGATGCGTAGGATGAAGGTGTGTATGAAATGTCCGATATATGATGCTAGGTATAGGCAGTGTCGGCTCGGCAATATGGGGTGTGGGTGCTATGTGCCTTACAGCAACTTGGTACACAACCAGTGTTGGATGCGAAAGAAGTATGGTAAGGGCTTTGGGTGGGGTATAGAGGACAACGATGGCAAAAGAGCGAAAATTTAGGGCTTTTACCTGTAGAAAATGTGCAAGAAAACATGCATGGGATGTCGTAAATTTGCCGGAAGTGGGGCGCGGGCAGTGTTACTTCTGTCAGGAGGTGAGCAGGGAGTTGTACGAGACACCACTATTGATAATCACACCCAAAGGGAAGAGGGGGAAAAGTGATGGCAAGAATGTTGACTTCTTATGACCTAATTTATTAGATTATATGTATGGAAGTATCCACATATATGTTTGCAGGGGTAGGGGTAGCCTTATCTGTGTTAGCTTTCTTCCTGAAGAAGAACAAGGTGGAACTGGATAAACTGAACGAAATCGTGAGGAAGCTTGAACTCTCTGATGCTAGTAAGACTGAACGGATGAACTATATGGTCAAGGTATTGGAAGACCGAAGACGGGACATACAAAAACTTTTCGAAAATAAATAGACATGGCAAATATAACTCGCACATCACAAATTGATCAAACCGCCCGAGGGATGCTTGGTGAAGCACCTAAGGACACTGACCTAGTTATTGTTAAGGATGTATCCGATGGAACTAGTGGAGGTGGAGGTAGGGATAAATATGTTACCATAGGTAATTTAGTTAAGTCGGTAGGTTCCGTACAGGGACTTGCAGGTAGTCCTGGAGCGCAAGGTCCACAGGGACCACAGGGACCTAAGGGTGAAAAGGGTGACCAAGGAATTCAGGGACTTAATGGATTGAGTGGATCAGATGGTGCGAGGGGACCACAGGGAATACAGGGTCCGAGAGGAGCAACTGGTGCGACAGGTATTTCTCCTGCAGGATTGGCATGGCAGGGTAACTGGGTGTCAGGTAACAGTTATCAGGTAAATGACACAGTTGCTTTTGGTGGTGCTAGTTATTTTTGCGTAACGGCAAATTCAGGGTCAACCTCCCCTGATCAATCTGCTGACTTTGCATTATTAGCAGCACAGGGTGCCGATGGTGCGCCTGGTGCTGATGGTGCTGATGGAGCAGACGGTATACAGGGACCAAGGGGCGAGCAAGGACCAGTTGGCCCAACTGGACCTGAAGGACCTGCGGGTGCGGATGGAGTACAAGGTGTTGATGGATCAGAAGGAGCACAGGGGCCAAAAGGAGATGATGGCGCACCTGGTGCAACTGTATTTACTGAGCTTGATCAAATTCCTGATACTTTAGATCCGGGTGCATATCTTAAAGTAAACAAGACAGGTGATGGATTGATAAATGTAAATCAAGCCCCACCCGATGGAGGTATTCGGTCATTACCGCAAATAAATGCCCGTAACAAGACAGGTCTGCCAATCCCTGATAAAGTAATTTTTAGGTGGAGTGGCAACTCATACAAGGTTCATTTCATGACCATGACTGAGACTGAGATTTACTACACGTTTGACATTGCTAATGATGACTATATGCGTGTCAGGTTTAAGAATGAACCTGATGGACCAAACAGCGGGTCTACTGTAACAAGATACTTTTCTAATGGTAGTTCCACTACTAGCCAAGCAAGTCGTGACCCAAGGACATATCAATACAGCTTAAAGCAGTACATTGATCCAACCTCACGCCCTGATCCAACTGACACCGATAAACTTGTTATTTATGAAGGTCAGCAAAGCGGAACTACAGGTGCTGGTAGTCTTAATGTAATTAAGGCACAATCAGATTTTTACACAGAGCTACCTGATGCGATTGTACACTTACACGAATCCAAAGAGCATATATTAAAGCTCCAGAGGGTTGATGATCCATCATTGGCACAACCAAGAATAGTATACCGATTTGAGGATTTTGGAGATGCTGGCGACCATGATCGTCGAATAATGTTTAATAATAATTCGGACGGTTCGGTAAACTCTAGCGTATACTTTACCTCGGCAGGAAATCTTCGCCATTATATAGAAAATGGAAGAGCATTATATTACGGCTCTATAGTTCCTGAATCAACTATCGGTAACCTTGAGGAAGTTAAGGACAATGCTCCGATTGCAAATTCTGTAAAAATTCCCGACGCTATACTGGCTAAATCTACAGATGGTTCGTTTCGTTTGCTTCAATTTACACAAGTTAGGCCTAGCGGAGTTGCAAGTGTCCCAGATTTGCTTGATTACCAAGCTAACACGCATGGCTCAAATCGTCTTCTAGGTTTTTCTTCTATTGATGGTAATATATCAAGTGCTAACACCGATGGCATTGAAGAAGAGTTTGATTCCATACAGGAATACATAGCTAATGGACGGGCAGTATATGGTGGTGGTTCAGGCACTGGCGGTGGCGGTAGTTCAGACTTTGTTGGCTTGCTTGACACTCCAGTTTCATTGGAAGCAAACACCTACTTGAAAGTAAATGGTGATGCTGATGCCATTACTCAGGTACACACCCCACCTGTTGATGGAGGCATTGGAAGTAATGCTTTGCTTTCCAGTAAGTCTAATTTCGAAGGCAGGTTGCCTGATGCAGTAATTCTTCAGTCAAAGTCTTCAGGTTCAATAATCCATTATGACTTGAAGGTAATAGGTACTCATTTTCAGTACCAATACTGGTCAGACTCTTCTACTGCCAATTCGTATTATATTAATTTTGTTAATGATGCTACGGGTAGTGGACTATCTTTTCGGGGGAAATCAACACAGCATGAAGCTCCTGGTTGCACAACTCTTCAGGACTTTATTGATAAAGGTAGAGCAGTATACCATGGGTCTAAGAGTGGAACAGAGGGCATAGGTGGTCTAGCCTCAATTAAGGCAAAGTTGGCTGAAACTAAAAGTGGCGGGTTCTACACAGATATACCTGATGCTATATACGCACATGGACCTGCAACGGGTGGATTCACTGGCAGTGGCTATGAGGGTATATTCAGACTACATTGGATCATGCCTGATAGCCTAAACGCATCTGGTTCTGGTTGGGAAATAATCTATCGAGCGGAAGCTTTTCAAGGTTCTCAAGATTACTACATTGGTTTTAGATTAGACCCAGATGGCACCAATGTCACTGCTACAGCAAGTAAAGCAACAGGCATATCCAAAACCCAAAACCTCCGTTGGTTCATAGAACAGGGCAGGGCAGTATACTACAATGCCACTTCCAGTGGAATTAAGGCTTGGGGACAGTTTGATGGTACAAACGCAACCACTGTAACTCAATTCAAGGGAAGTAATATTAAGAGTATAGAAAGAAAAAGTGCAGGATTGTATAAGGTTACATTTACACAAGCTATGCCCAGTGGTGCCTATGCCGTATCAGGTTCCGCTAATCCACAGAACTTCTCCGGTGCAAATTTCCATGTAAGGCACTTTGGGACTGAGCTTACTACGGCAACGCACTTCTATATAGAGATAAGGCAGCACAGCAATGCACCTCAAGACACTAACTGGATTAGCTTCCAAGTAGTTTGCTAATGGCTAAGAAAAAGAAATCAGGAAAGAAGGATGCTTGCTATAGCAAGGTCAAGAAACGCTACACAAAATGGCCAAGCGCATATGCTTCAGGTGCATTAGTTAAATGCCGGAAAGTAGGTGCCAAGAATTGGGGGAATAAATCCAAGAAAAAGAAATAATATGGCTAAGGAGGGCTTAAGGAAGTGGTTTAGTCGCAATGGTGGCAAGGGATGGATTGACTGTAAGACAGGTAAGCCTTGTGGCAGGAAGTCCGCAAAAGGAAAAGGTAAGCGTCCATACCCTGCCTGTAGACCAACTAAAGCACAATGCACCTCGGCTAAGAAAAAGAAAACAGGCCCTGCAAGAATTTCGTGGAAAAAGAAATCATCTAAAAAAGGAAAAAAATAATGCCATCAGTAAAAGGAAAAGGCGGGAAAACAAAAAAGTTCCCATATACAAAAAAAGGCAAAGCAGATGCTGCTAAATATGCAAAGGCTCAAAAAAAAAGCCCTGTTGCCAAGCGTGTAGCAAAAAAAGGAAAAGGCGGTAGATATGCCTAAGAAGAAGGCATGTAAACCCACTAAGGGTAAGAGATTTGCCAAACGGGTAAATGGCAAGTGCCGTAGCTTCGGTCAGAAGGGAAAAGCTAAAGGTGGGGGAGATAGAATTCGTCCAGGTACTAAAAAGGGTGATGCCTACTGTGCTAGGTCTGCAGGTATTAAGAAATGCAAGAAGCCACCCTGCGCTAATGCTCTATCCCGTAAGAAGTGGAAATGTCGTGGTAAGAAGTCGATGAGATGAGCGACGAAGAAAAAGGTACAATTTCCGAGAATATGCAGCTGAAAACCAATGCTGCTTTTGCTGGCAAACTAATTATTACGGTTGCCTCGGGGGTCTGGTTGTGGAGTGAGATGACAAACCGCATGTCCAGTATGGAAATGCAGATGGGCAGAGTTCAGCATGAGTCGACACTACTGGGTGATTTAAGTGGGCGCGTAATGCACCTGGAGAAGTTTGCTGAACAGCATAAAGGGGATGTAGAGCATCTCATGAGCCTACAGGACGCCCCTATTACTTCAGACCATCAGCAGTTTGAAAGATTAAAGTATTTAGAGAAAGAACTGGATCGACTTAGGGACAAGATAGAGGATGGAGATTAGCACAATAGAGATATTTTCACTATCCATGTGTATCCTATTTGGGTTCGCAATTCTCTTCTATGAAAAAGGGTCGAGGTGATGCACACGCACATACTATCCACCCACAAATCAGACTATATAGTTATAACAGACAATGAACATTGGGACTGGGAAGAGTTTTTTAATAATATTATTCCGAACTGCAATATCGCAAAAATCATTACATCAACCACAGGGGAAGATGGAACAAGAGAAGTACGAGAGTTCAGTTTCTAGTGCTACTACGGAAAAAGGATATTTTTCGGGCACTTGTGCTCAATTGATTAAGGATATTGATACAGGATGGCGTTACTTTTGGAAAAAGCGCGGGTTTGATCCACCACCTGAATTGTACTCAGATCGTAATGATTGGTTCGGTAGGGAAGGAATAAATGAAAAGAACTCCGCTAAGAAGAGTAAGCAAAAAGAGGCAGAACGAGTACAGGGAATACAAAAAGCTGGGCGAGACTTTCTTAAAGGACAAGGTCTGTGAGAAGTGCGGGAAAAAGCGTAAGCTAGATATTCACCATAAGGCGGGTAGGGGGCGTTTCTACCTTGATGTGGATACTTGGATGGCAGTTTGCCGAGAGTGCCATGATTATATACATAAATGGCCGAGAGAGAGCAGGGAGAAAGGTTGGTTAATATGAGTAAGGACTACCATGAGCAGACAGATCAGTTCCAGATGGAACTAGCTAACCTTATAGATAAGTATACTACAGGCGATGCCGATAGTCCTGATGCTAAAGTCCTGAATTCACCACTGGAACCAAGATTAAATTTCCAAACCATCATTGGATGCCTACACTGCGAGGCACATGAACTCGCTATGACAAATGCAGTACAGGGTGCTATTGAAATTGATCCGGACGATTTTGAAGCTTTAGACGATAACCTTTAACCGCTTTAAGATGTCGGCAGGTCTTAAATGGTTTTATTCCCTTATCGAGCTTTGGTTGTACATTACATATATGCCACTTACATGAACACTCTCCAAATCCATCATTTGCATTCATATCCACAAGGTGACAGAGACTAGGTTCTTTTAAAGAGCGTACTAGGTAGGTTCCTTCATCAAACGGCTCTACATTATTGAACGCCATCAGGCTTTTTATCTTCTTCTTTTTTTATCAATTCAATCAGTTCCTGCTGAATCTTTATTAGGTTATCTTTCAGTATATGCTTCAACTCATCCTGCTTGCAGAATGTAAGTGCGTTTTTCCGTAAAACTATTTCTTTCTCTAATTCTTCTCTTGCTGTCATTATTGGATTATTTGTGGATTGCCTGATACAACCCTCGATAATTGAGTAATTCACTTATCCCTAAATTTTGCCAACATTCGTGCAGGGTCTAAGTCTCGTAAAAAAAATAATATTCCACCTGGTGTTTTATTGATTTTGCCCTTTTCTCTTTCGTATTTACGCAAAGCAAAAGGCATTACCGCCTTGGCAAGTTTCCGTGATAACTTGTGATACTTTCTCATTTATGACAGCAGTTATCAGGATCTACAGGACAAGGTCCATGATCCGGCCATGACGGGCAGCTCCCACACTTGTGGGACTCACACCCTGACATTAAATATGATATCAGCATAACCAATGCTACGCCCACTAATACTATGAATGATTTATCCATTGTTTTTCTCCGTCTTCCACAGGCGTACCATTCCCCATATAGAGAACACGCATGATGCGAGTTGCAGTAGAATCATAACTCCACCTTCGTGAGTTTTTCCAACTGCTGCACAGTAGAATCCCCAACAGAATGCGAGTCCGATTATTGTAAACCAAGTTTTAGCTATTTGCTTATTTGTCATTTTATTACCTCCTATGCGGTGGACATTTGACATCTTGAGTATCCCACATCCACGCTAATGTTTGTTCGTATTCAGTACAGGTAGGAAATGCCTCAATGGGACTAGTAGGACTTTGCTTGCCCTCAGATATCCCGCATCCACCTTTCTGAGTTTGTGTTGTATTTGTTTTAGATGAGCCTTCAGTTTGCTCACACTCCAAAGAATTATCATGTCGCTTTCCTTCGGATTTTCTTTGTTTGTTAGAACTGTCAACCACCACTTTGCCTCCGTTGTTGACAGACCTGACGGGCGACCACGGAAACGATACTCAATTGCAACATTTCCAGTGGTGTGCCACGCCTTGTCTGCCTTTACTTCTATCGTCTTGCCTTCAGTCTCAAAGAGTTGGCGAACTCGCTTTTCGTGAAATTCACCAAACTCCAAGGAGATATCCCAATCCCCATGCTTAGACTGAACCCAAACCGACATTACCAGGGTACATCATCCTCAGCATCAGGCTTCTGTGATTGCTCTGCCTTAGCTGACTTGGATAAGTAACGACAATTGAATGCCTTGAATGCAATATCACGCCTAGTAATGGGCTTGCCTTCGTCGTTCTTCAGAGTCTTACCGTCCTTCTTAACCTCATATGTATTTTGGTACATATCTCCTTCGAAGAATCCCTCCTGTCCCTTCTCGAAGGTGGCTAACCTCTCTGCCATCTTATCCCATCCCTCAATATCGAAGAATGAGGCATGATCCTCACCGCCAATCTTTCGATTAACTGCGATGCAGATTTTGGTAAGCTTTCCAGCTTTCGTTTCTTTTGATTCAGGTTCTCTTACGAGTCTTCCTGATAACATGAATTTAGTATAGTTCATATGCTTATTTGTTTAGTGTAAGGAGGAAGTAATTTTCTCCTTAAATTTTTGTTTAGATGCCATGAATTCTAGCTCCACAGGACCGAGTCTGCCGTTGCGTTGCTTGGCTACCTCGATGAATGTTTCGTCATCACCCTTGTCGTTTATTTTCTTCCATAACATCAGTACGACATCTGCATCCCGACCAACTCTGTCGGAATCTGCTAGGTCGGATAATTTTGGACACTGATTAGTCTGATCGGCATTCCTGTTCACCTGACTCAACATGATTACCGGAATCTTTAGTTCCTTAGCTAATGCCTTTAGTCCCCATGTGATGCTTGCCACCTGTTGCTCTCTAGGAATCCTTGCGTCCTCGGGACGAACGATTTGGCAATAGTCCACCACAATCATATCCAATCCCTTTCTTGCCAACTTCCTAGCCTTTGCTCGGATGGTTGATACAGTCATATCTCCTGCGTCCTCCATGTAGAGCTTGGAGTTAGATAAGAACTCTTTTGCTACCTCTACGGCATCTTCCTGCCCACGAGTCATCACCTTGTCGATAATCACCCTGACAGGTACTTCCGAAACATTGGCAAGCATCCGTTCCATGACTGATTCATTCACCATTTCGAGAGAGAAAAACTGAACAGTCTTTCCGGCTCTCAAAGCAGACAATGCAAGCTCGATAGAGAATGCGGTTTTACCGACAGATGTCCGAGCTGCGAGAGTGATTAAATCATTCTCATGCCAACCACAGGTCATGTTATCCAAGCTCTTGATTCCGCTAGGTATTCCATTGATTGCTCCAACCTTTTGTCTCTCCAGAATGGATGCCCATGTTGACTCCATCACCTCACGGGCAGATTTAAGTTTAGACTTATCTTTTAGCGAAAGCTTAGAGAATTCAGTCCCACCCATTTCCACCACATCCTGTGCTCGTGTACCTGACTCGTACGCTCTCTCGAGCAATCCATTACATGTGTCGATAGTTTTGCGTTTCATGTACAGGTTCTCCACTGTTTCCAAGAAGAATGGGAATTGTGCAGATGTTTCCACTTTCCCGAACAGGTCAAATGCGTTTGTACGATGCTCTTCGTCTACCGATAGTGCTATGGTTATATCATCCACATCTTTCCCCACCTTCTCGTTGCTCAACATTTGTTCAGCTACGATTTGAGCAGTTGGATCCATAAACCAATCAATTGACATTCCCTGCTCCATAGCATCCACCAAGTGTTCGGTGTTTTTGCCAATGCATGCGAGCATTCCATGCTCCGCATCCACATCGTAAGGCTTAAGCCCCACGGAATTCGTCAATGTAGTATCCATCAATCTCATTTATATTTTTTGCGTCTTTGAATTTTTCGTACCATTCGGGATGCTCATCCCCCATCCATTGCAACACATCCTTGAGCTTAACATTGGTTGTTGCTTTCTTTTGTGGTTTCCAATCATCAGGGCATCTCTCATCGCATAACCATGTTGTTAGGCATGAGTGCCAGTTTCTGATCGGTTTGTTCTTTCCTTGAACCCATCCGTTGGTTTCGTAGAAGGCGTGGAACTTTTCTGCTTTGGGTCTGACAGGGTCGGGAATGCCTCGTTTGACGAAATATTCAACGACCTCCTCAATGTCTCTTGGTTGTCTTCCAACTTTTTCTTTTTTGGATATACCTTTAGGTATATCTTTTTTCTTTTTGGAAGAGGGGGTTTTAGGGGGAGAAACCTTTTTCTTGTTTGTGACGTCACATTCGTCAGAAGATTTTTCATCCCCATTATCGTGAACCACGCTAGATTCCTGAGGTTCCTCGCTATTCGACCCACTTTTACCTCTTTTCGAAGTGACGTCAGATTGGACACCACCCAACTGCAAGGCGAGAAGAACATTTGCCACAGAATTCTTCGACTCACCCGAAATAGCCGATAGAGCTTCAAGCCTATTGAGGATTTCGTCGGATGTGCGGAGTTGAAATCTTGTTTTACACACATTTTACCTCCAATTCCGTTTTCTCGTTCTTGTAGCTTTTGACTTTCTCTTGCGAGACTTCGAGGGAGATGCTTTCTGGGTCATCGTCAGGTATAATTTCTGCATACCTGAGCGTATCGACGAAATACTTGACCCCTCCGTACAAATTATCGAGGTCGAGTTGCCTGACACGATAGCTTCTAATTCGAACTCTATACTTTGGGCTATTTCCGCTTGTATTTCCCTCTTCTCCCTGAGTCTTTCCCATGGCCCCCATCTGAGCATTTGGTTCAAGCTCGGAACTCTCTTGTTTACTGTTATCTTGAGACATTCCCCTGCTTTCATTTAGACTTAACGAGAGCCTCTGCCTTGGGCTTTTCGATCAAGACTCCATCGAGTATCTTTTCAAGCTCTTCAACAGCATCCTTGCGCTTCAAACTAGCACCGTTTGCATTTCTCTTTTCTGTCCAAACTTTGAGTAATTTTGACCAAGAAATGGATGATGCAGAGAGTATTTCCTTCCAACCAAGTTGATTGGTATCAGTAATCCTTTCAGCACACAGGTTAGCGTCACCTATAGACTTAGTTTTACCACTAGAACGAAGTTTCCACCCTTCCACATCATTCCCCTCAGCAAGCTCTTCCTTGGCTCTTGACTTAACCGCACTTGCCCATTTGTCGGCAAGCATTGCTATCTCCAAAGCCCAAGGGAGGTCAGTCTCGTCAATTTTACTGACTAAAGCCTTTTCTTGGATAGTGGAGGCAACTTCTTCGCAGTGAGCTAGACCATTGCAATATTTGCATTGCTTAAGTCCTACCACCTTTTCTGCAGTTACCTCATTAGCCTTAAATATGACCTCGGTAACCATTGATTCCAGTGCTTCAAGTCTCTCCGTAGAATATTCTACTAAGCTGTAAGTTGGAGAGGGGAACGGCTCTACCAATGAGCAATACATTTTGGTCATTCCTTCGGAATTCCGATAGACTGCAAGTGCCTGTGCCAACAATTGGATATTGTTCGGAGCAGGGGTGTGGTCACCATACAGAGTTTTCCAATCAACCAAGAGGTAGATGCCCCCATTGTACTCCCTCAAAAGGTCATACTTAGCGGAATAAACTTTGTCCTCATTTTGGTTTAACCAAAGCCTCTTTTCCAACCATTGGTTGGTAAACTCACCTACACCAATTTCTTTCTCAACATTCTCAAGCAGGAATAACGCTCTCTTAACGCATTCGTGTTGCTGTTCGTCAGTAATCGAATCTAGTGCAACATCACCTCTAATGACCTGTTCTATTAGGTCATGACGGGTAGTTCCTTCACTTGCATCTGTGCCCCCCTTATTGGGGAAAAGCTTTTGATAATTCCAAGAACCTGGACATAGCTTCATCTGCTCAATTCCTGATGCAGATGGTAAACCTTCTCTCTCATCCTCCGAATCCATCTTTAGTCCCTCCTTTTCTCATAGATTTCTTTAGCATCTCTAAAAGAATTAAATCTTCTTGCGATGGCGTCATTGTTTCACCTGATTTCCAGTGTTTGTATGGATTCCAAGTATTCTGAAACCATTCAAGCGACTTTTCAGTTAAACTGCCTAATGTCTTACCTGCGTGTTTACTGAAATGCAGAACATGATTTTCCCAATCATCAGAGGTCACGGGCGGTACTTGTTCGGATACCCCAACCGAAGTTTCCCCACCCGTTCCCTCAAAAGCCTCGCTTGATTCGTGATAAAGTTCACGAGCTATTCCCCAATGAACACACGCCCTTTTGAAAGCATCAGAAAAGTTTCCCTTTTCAGCCTCAAAAGTAGACTCTGTACCAACATCCCATTTAGTGACCCATTCACCATCACACTTTACGGAAACTCCGCAAATAAGGTGTCCTTTGATTTCTTTATACTCATTACGCCAATTTTCGGGTCCAACTGCCTGATCGAGTCGATCCATGCAGAAACGGGCGGTAACATAATCTAATTTAGTACCTCCCTTTCCTGCCCTTTTTTCGACTCTAGAAGCAGGTACTTTTTCGGATAATTTACTAAGATCCATAATTCACCTCCTCCGGTTTTAATAATGCGTTAACTTCCTCCCTCGCCACGAACTTCTTTCTGTCGTATAGAGGCAACTTATATGCCCTAAGCTTACCTTTTTTTACTAGGGCGTTAACTCTGCGAAAGCAGTTTAGTCCTAATAATTTAGCGGCTTCACTGAGGGTGATAAGGTCATCCCTTGTGTATTTGTTTCGTTCCATGCCGAACAGAGAAATATATGATCGACCCATTTGCAACACTTATTTTTAAAAGAGTCATATTTCTTGTATTTGGGATGGAGTAAATCCGTACGGATTAACAGAGCCTGTTGATATACAGCAACTTATGATTCCTGAGCAAAGCAGGGGGTCTAGCTCAGGTTTTAGATACTAAAATACTCTTCGGCTTCTTCTTTGCCTACACCAGTGTTCAAATAATACTGGTCGTAAGTAGATTGATCATTGTGACCCATGCATCTCATCGCCCATGCTTTTCCACCTACAAAATAACCATAAGTTCCAAAGGAATGCCTAGCACCGTCATGTGGATAAAGAATACCACATTTCTCACATGCCTCCTGTCTGGCATCAGAATATGAACGATAGGTATTCACTGGCCCATCAAAAGGGATAAACTTTCCATCACTTTTCTTTTTGAGCAAATAATCTAGTGTCCCCGCGGAACTAATTCCAAAATGCTCCATGGTCTGTTTTTTCGTATGACCATTAAAATAATATTCCTGAATGGGCACATGGTCATATTTCGAGGAACCACCAAGATGATATCCGCATTTACTCTTATACTCCTTTATCCATTTAAATAGATTCTCGGGCAAATCAGTAAGTTTACGATTCCTGCGAGTTTTTGCCTGTGCCCCCTCAATAATTATCAATCGCTTAGAAGGGTAGATATTCTTCCATGATATTCTAGGAATCTCCATCGGGCGAATTCCGGCAAATAAAGCCAATGCCATCGCAACCTTATATGGCTTGGCGATATTATCCATTAATTCTTTCGCTTCCTCAGGAGTGAGGATGCCAATTAGTTTCTCATCTTTGAAATTAGCATCCCATGTAATCTTATAATAATGAACAGGGGTGTATTCATGTTCATGTGCCCAATTAAGTAATGCCCCTACTTCTGATCTAATACTCTTCCTGGTAGTTTCTGTCTGTCCGTACTGTAGGATATAATCCTTGAAATCCTGACGTGTTACTTCCGATAAACAAGGATCATCCATTCTTTTTATAAAGGATAAGCACTTTGCTGTACGGCTCTCAATCGTATGATATCTTGCTCCACGATTCTGCAGTTTTTCTATGTGCAACCTAAATACAGTCGATAGTCTTATCTTTTCAATAGGGGAGTCATCTTCCAATCCTGACATATATGACTGTTTAATTTCCCCTGCATAAGCGTACGCTTTCTCGCGCGTGGGGAAGTATTTTCTGATTCTTTTACCTAAATTAGTTTCAACGCACCAATAAGACTCCTTCTTTTTTTTCTTTGCTTGGTCGATATATACCCTCGGTTTCATGTAATTTTCCGTGACAAATGCGTGACAATTTTTTCCGAAAACCCCCCTCCGTGACAGTTCCGTGACAAAATTTACGCATAACAAGAGAACACAAGTCAACACAAAAGAACAATCTACAACCCTGATGTTTACTAGGCAAAGTGTTCTTTTTGGTGGTGGCGAAACCCAGAATCGAACTGGGGACACAAGGATTTTCAGACAATATGTTAAACATGATAAATACTGGGCTTGCGAGCTTTCCGTGACAAATCGTGACAAAGACTTGCATTGTTTTGAGAAATTGTTTTAGCTTTTAATATGGAAAAGAACGACAGCGAAGTCCTGCAGGAAGCAGTAGATGGAACATTGAGTGAATTCTTCGATGAGTACATAATATTAGGTAAAAAAGCGGGTCGTAAACAAAGGATGGTTGTAGCATCTGTAACGCCAGGAAACAAGGAAATGAGGGGCATATACAAAAGGATAATAGATTGGGCGTATAAGAAAGATGAAGATATGGGAAAAACTTGAACAATTTCCACCACCATTGGTGCGGTGTTTGGCGAGACAAAAGGCAAGAGGGAAAGCAGTTAGGGCGTTATCAGATCAAGAGGTAGCTATACAAAGCGAAGGTCTGACCACCCTAGAAGTGCGAGCAGTATCCAACTCATTAACATGGGATAGCATTGCGATAGGTACTGCGCAGAAGTTCTGCAAGGGCTGTAGGTTTGATCCTTTGTCGGCAGATGATAGGAACAGGGCAGGGGCATATATGCGCTCAAACCCTCAGTTTACCTTTCTTCAGAACCATCCTCATTGGGAGACAACATTCCTTCCATTGATCAAGCTGTATAAAGAGAAATGCCAAGAGAAAAAGCAATAAGCGACGAAGAGGTTGGGGCGGCTATGAAAAAAGCCAATCAGTCAAAGACTGAGGCAGCAGAAATGCTAGGCGTTACACCTAATCATCTAAATCGGATTATCGGAAAATCAGATAAATTAAGTGCGTTGTACACACCTGGTAAAGTTGGTGGTGTCACCCCTAAGCCTGTTGAGCTACTCACTAGGCATGAGGAGGAGCCAACCGAATCAGAAGTTGTAGCAGCTATTAAACCACAGGGTGAATATCTAAAAGGTCTTAAGAAGTTAGGTCTTACGGATGAAACAATAGATTCCATAAAAGCTTTTGAGAAGTTTGAGAAGCATACAGGTCTATTGATGGTGGAGGCACTCAAGGGTTACCTTAGTCTAAATATTCAGCAGAATATGCAGTTATTTGAGGTATCGCAGGACTTAAAGAAGGATTTGGATACTGCAGAAATGGATCCTGAGATGAAAATTCAGTACATCAAGTGTCTCGCTCAGATATCATCAGAGATAGGTAAAGGTTATGATCGTTCGCTTTCCGGCATAAACATAATGCTGAAGATGCATAATGAGGAGCAATCTAAGTCTAAGAAGAAGGCAGGTTTCCAACCTTTAAAGAATTTGCAGAAGCTAAAAGAGGAAGTAGATGGGCAAACTTGATAAGGACTTACTGGCTGAAAGGTTAGGTCAGGCAGTAAATGAGGAGAAAGCGGAGGATACCCCTCCGTGGACTCCCGACCTTACGCCCACGCAACAGGAGATGTTTGATAGTTCGGCTCTGTACTTACTTGCTTATGGCGAGCGTGGTACAGGAAAAACTTACATTCTTGGTGGGCATAAACTCGTTCGCCACCTATGGGAGAACTTCAATGCACTGGCAGTTTTAATAGTAGGTATCCGTTCTCAGGCAACTATGGGTGGAGTTTGGCACAAGCTACAGACTGAAATCATGCCACTATGGGAAGATGGTATAGGCATGAAGGCGACAGGGGAGAGGCAAGATTCCCAAAAGAATTTATACATAGATGTCACCAATCGGTTCGGGGGAACTAGTAGAGTAGTTCTTATTTCAGTGCCTTATGGTGCATTTATTAAGGACAGGATAAAAGGTTTCGAGCCAAGCTATGTGTTTGTGGACGAGTTGACCAACTTGGATACACCTGATTATTTCGATGCGGTAGTGCAACAGTTAGGTCGAAGACCCGGTATTGATTCGCCAATGCAATACACTGCAGCTTGCAACCCTGATGGCCCATCTCATTGGGTGTATAAGAGGTTTTTTGAAAAACCATTAGGTAAGGAAGGTAAATACAATGATGATTATTTTGTTCGGCATCTAAAGATCGAGGATAATCTAAAACATCTACCTCCTGGTTATTATGACCGAATTATGGAGGCAGTGTCATCCGATCCGATTGAGGAAGCACGGATGGTTCGTGGTGAATGGATAGATCGACCTGCTGGTGATGCAATCTATAAGCCCTATTTTATAGAAGGTGTCCATATTATGGGCAGTGAGAAGCAAAGACTAATACCATCAACGAAATATCCGATTATTTGCGGATGGGACCCAGGTTCTGTCAATAATGCCATAATCTTCATGCAGAATATAATAATGAAGGGCAAACCTACATGGTTGGTGTTTGATGAAATAGTCCATGTAAACAAACACATCCCTTATACTGTGCTTGTTCCTGAGGTAATGAGGAAAATGATGTTCTGGAATAGGGAGTGCGACCATGAGTTTACCTTTATTCATATCTCAGATAATTCTGCATTTAATCAATTTCGTGCGAAAACAGGCAGTTATGATGTTAAGGATATTGAGCATATCTCCCAAAGTAGGGTTGAGCATTTTGAGGGACTTAGTCCTATTAAGCTAAAAGCAGCACCGAAATTTAGTGGTTCAGTTGAGGCTAGGGTAAGACTTTTGGTGGCAAAGCTACAGAATGAGGAGTTTATACTTTCCGGCTCATGCACTCATCTTAAAAAGATGTTTTTTAATTTAGTTTCAGAGCAATCAAAGAAAACCTACGACCCCAATATTGGATTTAAACCAAGGAGAAGTATTTATGTCCACGCACATGATGCTATGACATATCCAATTATTTATTACGATGCAGGACCAGGAGCATTTTCAAGCGTTGGGAGTAAAACTGAGATTATGGAAATCAATGCTTGATTTTATGACCTAAAATATTAGATTTGATATATGGCAAACACATTACTTTTGGATACTACCGATGATGATGCCACTCAGAATGCATTCTCAAATGTTAGTGAGGGGCAAACTGTAGAGGTAACTCTTCAAATTTTAATTTCTGAGAAATCAGCAAACAGAATAGCAGGAACAGTACGAATGCCTGTTGAGGAAGTGCGCCGAATGTCATCAGATATAGATGATCAAAACAACGCCAATGAAATGGATATGGAAGAGGATGATCTTGAGCCTGAGTCTGAAATACCAGGTGGCGTATTGCGTAGCATGATGAATGGCTAAGGAATCCGTAAAAGCACCTTCTGCGGTAGCAATTGAGGTGCATTACAAAAGGTTAGACCTACAGGATAAATGGAACGAGAGAAGAATAAAAAGACTGTGTGGCTTTCTACGAATTACGGAACAGGAATTAGCGGCACTCCTTGGAATAAACGAGGATACTTTTTTCAGACAACTAGCAAGAAGGGGGATATCTATGCCAGCATGTATCCTTTTAACAATTTTGGAAAATCAAGTCATTGGAGATTTCGTAAATGACACGATACCAAATGTATTATCAGGAGCATTAAAAAATGGTAGACTTAGAAATACTTAAAAAGTACGGATGCACGCACGATAGACTCCGTGAGATTTTCACTGAAAAAGATGAGTCTACGGACAACTTTAGGATACGAGCGAAGTTCGAGGATTATATAGAATCTAGGGTTCGTCAGGGTATATTTCACTCTGCTAAGAATAGTAACTTATTTATGTCAGTAGACCTAGCGTGGGATAGTCTACCAATCAATAAATCTACCATTCCTTTATTACAGTACGCACAGGGAAAGATATCTATAGAAGATACCGCTGAATGTTTAGAGGGTATAGGTACTGCAGAACAGTTTTGTGAGTACAATGAAGAGGGGGCACTTAAAAGTATAAACCTTCTAAGATTATACGAAGTTTCTGTTAATATTATTCGTTCATATGTTACTAGAAGAGTAGCAGCACAAGTATCAAGATTCTCCAATCTTTTCCCATATTTTAAGTATGAACCTCGTGGAACATCTGCTGAGGATAAATTAAGAGCGGATGTACTTTCTCAAAGAGTAGAAATGATGTGCGACCAATTTAATTACAGGCATCTTTTCGCACAAGGCATTAGAGATATGTTTATGTATGGATTCGTACTTATGTTTCCAGAGAGTGCATGGACAAGAGCAACTACTTGGAGGCAGAATAAAACGAAGCCTGAAGGTATTGAAAGTTATGTATGCAGGGAGGGCGTGGATTTCGTAAAACCCCATCCAACAAGAATCATGCATGACCAATCAAAACCTCTTGCAGACATAAATACTGACAATGGCCCTGATTGGGTAGGATATTGGGATGTTCTCAAATATGGAGATATCTGCGATAATCCAGGTTATTGGAACACTGAAGACATTTCATTTAATAGTAATTTATTCGGAGCATATGATTCTTATAAAGAATTCTTTAGCTATTATTTAGATCCTGAAAGTATGCGTTTCCCGACTAGAAAGTCGGAGTTTGCTATGCAAAATGACAGAACTGCAAACACTGGCGTTTACGGCTCTGAAGATGAGGATAAAGGAATATTTCTTTCGCATTACTTTTGTAAGATAAATCCGGCAGAAGAGGGCATTGGGGATTATCCGCATGATGTGTGGATGAAAATGGTAGTAGCTAGTGATAATACAGTATTACATGCAGAGTTTCTTCCTAGTATTCCTGCTATATATGGTGGGCTAAATCAGAATGATGCTAGGATGGTAAATATATCAGTGGCACATGAACTTATGCCATTCCAAGATCAGATGAATAATATCATGAATAAAATGCTTCATGATATGAAAATTAGCATGATGAAAATCTTCGCTATTGATCAGGATGCATTAGATGATGATGTAAAAGCATATATACAGGATGCCATGGCAGAGGGTACAATGTACACAAAGCCTCATGCATTATTCTATTCAGGTGCCAAGATGGCAGACCTTGGTTTAAATGCTAAAGATTTTGTATCTGTTGTTGAGGTACAGAGTGAGATGCAAGCATCCGTAAATCAGGCAATTCAGTCTACCACTCAGCTACTCAATTTAGTGGAAAGACTACTCATTCTATCGCCACAGGAACTGGGGCAACCTGCTCCTCGTGAGATATCCGCTACAGAGGTAACAGAGATAGCAACCACTACGCAGGCAATCTATTCATTTATCTCAGAAGGTATTGATGAACTTCGTGCAGGAGCAAAGAAGATGTTATTCGAACATCTTGTATCCTGTTCGTCTGAAGAATTCCGTGTACCTGTCCAAGGGAGATACACCAAGGACATAGTAAAGAATGCAGGATTCCAAGAAGCACCATATGGTTCTAGTACTGAGTATTTAAACCCACAGGCAAAGAGGACAGTGATAGGAACACCCGATATACTTCTACATGAGTATAACTTCTCTTCTCGTGATGGAGCAGAAAGGGCAGTGAATACACAATCTGCACAAACTTTAGCAGGACTATTACAACAGGTGGTATCGGTACAACCAATCATGCAAGCGGTTGGCACAGAAAAAGTGTTGGAGATAATGAACGAAATCTTCCGACTTTCAGGTGCAGCTTACGACTTAAATGTGGAGACTGACTCACAAGAAGATATGTCACTTGCAAATGCTCAGTTTGTTGAGCAACTCAAGCAGACAGTGCCTCAGATTACACAAATTATCCAAGGTATGAATCAGGAGGTTCAGTCCATCAAGGGTGCTTTAGCGCAACAAGCACAACCCCAACAAGCACCACAGCAAGTGCAGAGACCTCCACAGGGACAATTTCAACCAGGAATGCCACCACAGGAAGTGGCAGGAGCACAACCACCACCTAGATAACTATGAGCGAAGAACAAGCCGAACAGAACGAAAATGTAGGTTCCTCCTTAATGTCTGCACTATTTGAAAAAGTAGATACAGCGGAACCAGAACAGGAACAACAGGAACCACAGGAGCAATCACAGGAGGAGGAATTAGGTGTCTATGGATTGTCTGATGCCATTGATATGGCTACCTCTGAAGAACCTGAACCTCAAGTTGAGGAACAGCAGGAGGAGCCACAGCCCGAGCAAGAGGAGGAGGAAGAGGCACTTACAAAATTAGATAAATCTTTATTTAAGGATGTTGAGCCACAGGCAACTGAAACAGAGCCAGAACCTGAACCTGTACAGGAACCTGTACAAGAAAAGGAAGACCTAAATTGGTTGACTCCTGAGCAAAAGAAACGCTTGGAGCTTGTAGAGTTTGCCGAGAATAATTTCGATGACTATAAGGGCAAAAAGGCTGAGTACATACAGTTTTTCAAGGAGCAGAAGGATTACTTAGACACAAGACTGCAGGAAGACCCAAATGCGGCTCTTGATGATTCTGATTACGAGTATCAAAACTTTCTGAAAAGAAAGAAGCCTCAGTTCTCTCAGGATGACCTTGAGCGTGTCGTGGAGTTAAGGACTCGCAAGCTTGCAAAAGAAGAGGCAATGAATGAACTTAAGCCTGAGCTTGAGGCAATTAAAGCAGAGCAAAGAAAACAGCAGGTAAAACCTAAAGTTGATTCACTTAAAGAGAAAACCATGTCGGATGTTAAGGATATGGTTCCTGACTTTCTTAGAAATACCATAGATTCGCATGGTGCAAAGGCAGCCTATGATAATAATCCTGTAGAATTCGATATAGTAGACAGGATAGTTACTATGCACCAAAAGACTATGTTTGCTTTTCATGAGATTTCCAATGGCTTAACTCCTTACGATCCGGCAAATAAAGATCATGTAAGACTTGCGGGGTTTATTGACCAACTAGAGGCAAGTATGCCTGATCGTGATGGAAAGAAATTTGTCAACATTGCTGAATACCAGTCAATGTCACAAAAAGACAAAGCAGGGGCTTATACACTTACTCATGAAGAGGTTGTTGATCATGCTAACAAGTCTGCAAAGAAATACATAGCACAGGAGTTGAATGCTTTTGAGGCAAAGCTCAGGAAGTCAGGTTATACAAAGGCAGGTAGGCAACCTGTTGCTACTCAACAGACTGCAGCACCAAAGCCAGTCAAGCCACAACCTAGACAAGGTCCAACTGTCAATACTCCTGTAGCTACTGAACAGACTCAAAAGAATCCTGTTCTCTCAGCTCTAGGTCTTTAAATTTTAAGTCTTAAAACTTAATTTTAAAAAGTAAAAGAAATCCCGAATATTCAGGTAATGAAGAAAATCTAAGAATTTTTCACTGATTTGCCGTTTTTGGCTGTTCGTACGCTATTATTAGGAAAGCTGACCTAATAATTTAGTTCACAACAATCAAACCAAATATATAAAATGGCAAATCCATTCGATAACTCGCAATTAGCGCAGCCTGCTGCGTCTTCGAACGGCACTCTTTATAAAGAGCCCGGTGCGATTGATGGGTCAGGTAACTTCCTGCCTCGGATCGTAAAAGTAGACGGATCGACAGGTTGTACACTTACTAACGCCTCCATTAAGGGTATGACCCCTGCGGAATTTGAGGGACTTGGAAACAAGGAAATAGACCTCGCTCGGGTAATAGCATCCGCAGCCGAAGCTAAAATCCTCGGAGTACAGGAAAAAGGTCTACCTACTTTGTTGCGTAGTAGCATAACAAATATCAAACCTTTACTTAATCAGCAAAAGGTAGAGACTCAGTCTCTTATTCTTCCATACATTCAGCGCCGTCAGCGTTCTTACATTAACAGTAATTACTTTGCCGGATCAGGAGGACAAGCTTCTGCATCAGCTGGACAAAACGGTAATCACCCAGGACTTTGGGAATGTACTGTTGATGTTGGAGATTCACCTTGGGCAACTGACATCAAACTTATCAATCGTTACTTTTTACCTGGTAGCACAGTTCTTGTTTCTTCTTGGGATGTATCCACAAAGAAAACTAAAGACTTGGTCTATAAGGTTGTAAGTGCAGTTGACGCAACAAGCAGTGGAGACACAAAAGCTACTCTTACTCTTGAGCCAAATATCACCGCAGGTGGATACAATGGTTTAGATGCAGCCGGAAAAGCAGACTACCAGTTCTTGGTGGGTGTTGTTCAAACTGGTGCGAATTCAGTAAATGATTACGAAGAATGGTGCTACAACCAACCTTCCGATCTTTCAAATCAACTCATCGTAAATTGGTTACAAACCAGTCGTGAGTCTCGCGTTGTAGATGATCAGTACAAAGCTACTCTTGATTCCATCATGAGCGGTAAGGTCAATCCTTTCCTTCAGAACTTTGTATATCAACCAATCGCTGAGCAAAACAAGCGTGCATCTCAGTTGTCTGACGAAGCATGGATGCGTTCAGTATGGTATGGTCAAAGAATCAATGAGAATCAGACTCCTGAGACTTACATGAATCTTCCTGCGGTCACTGACCCAGAAGGTGGTCGCCAAGGTTCTGCTTCTTTCGGCTCTGACTGTGTTCTTGAATACAAATCAAATGCTCTTGGTCTTCACACTCAACTTGCAGATGCAAATCGCATTGTTGATCGTCAAGGAGAGAAGCTTGATTTAGACTTCTTGTTCCAGCAGCTCTACTACCTTAAGCGTAATCGTGAAGCTGATGGTGATTCCATCTCGGTAATCGATGTAATGACTGACCGCATCACTGCGAATAATATTTTCTCAGTAATGAATCAGTACTACAGAACTAAGTACAACTGGGAAGTAACCCGTAATGTTTCTATTAACGAGAAGATTACCCATGACGGTATCATGCTCTTTAATTACAACAAGTACGATATTCCTGAAGTCGGAATTCAGTTGGCTGTATTCCATGACCAGTACTTCGATGATCTTATTTCCGCAACTCCTTCAGGTGACGGAACAAACAACGACTTTAAGTCACGCTCTCGTGCCTTGTGGTTGATTGATTGGTCTGATGTCAGAATCGGTGTTGCAGGAACTAATTCGGTAACTCGTAAGAATCCATCCCCTGAGGTTATGGATGCATATCGTTGCCGGATGAATGCAGTAATCAAAGAGTATTCTCTTCGCTCTACAACCTGGACAACGATGCTTGACCGCCCACAGCGTCACCTCGTTATTCAGAACTTCAGCGATGAGGATCCAAAACTTACTGCGTAAGACCCTCTTCGTTCGTTCACATAGTTAACTAATGGGAGGGGGGCACTGCGTATGCGGAGCCTCCCTCCTTACTTTTACGATGAAATATTTATACACCGATAACGCTACACAAGAATATAAAGGTAAAGGCAGGGAGTATTATAAGTTCCAAGCTGTACAAACAACGCATGGATGGATTGGGGTTTTGCAATGCAACGATTCACTTGCAAAGGAACTTATTGAAGAAAATCCAAAGAATATTCGAGAGGTTGATGAGCAATTTTATAACGAGATTATAAAAAAAAAGAGAGAGAATCAAAATCACCGAACAATCCAAGTCTCTATGGATCCTACGAAACCAGTCCACGCAGAGTACAAAGAAAAAGCGGAGGATGCGGAGTTTGTGGAAGTTGAGGCTATTGAGGTTAGGGATATTGAGGAAAAGCCTAAACCTAAGCCTAAGCCAAGAGCTAAGAAAGCTAAGAAATGACCAAGGAGAACCTACAGGGAGTATTGCCTGTTCTTGGGGTCAATGGAGGAGTATTAGGTGTTGTTTCGCTTACTAGTATTGAGACGATACTATCAATTACTCTCCTATTCTTAACCTGCATTTGGACATCAATAAAAATCTACAAACTACTTAAGAAATGAATACTATAAGGGAACAGGATGGTTATCCTCCACAGTATCCCACTGTTCAGGATGCAGACGCACCAATACTAGTAAGCAATCATGGTCGCTTGATGGTGACCAATAAGCCTGCAGGTTTTGGTACATTCAATGTAATGTGTGCAGATAAGTATGTTAAGCTTCCGCACAATCGTGCTAGTGAGGTAAGACTTACAAATAACACACAGTATGAGGTTGCTGTTCTTGAAACATGGAAACCAACTGTTCTTGGCGATTTTGATAAAGCCCCATTTGAAGATGGGCAGTCGGTTAATGGAGTCGATGGGTGGGAAGCAGACTATGGCGTAACTACTCCTGATGACAAAAATGATGAACTTAGACAGCCTGTTTTAGGAGTTCTCCAAGGAAGGCGTTCAGTATTTGTTAAAGGCAAAATCACAAAGTCTGCCCCTGAGCCTAATGATGGAAGTAAGATAGCATCTTTATTCAGACCAAGAACCAACAATATCACTATAGGCTTAGGTATATTTGATTCTGCTAAGGATTTAAAACTAGGCATCTACACCAAAGGTGGAATCTTTGGCATTAAGACCAAGGATGGAGAATTCGACAAGCAGCTTAAAGTAACCTCTGATGAAATTAGACTAGAAATAGTATTTGCACCAACTTCAGGTTTATACAAAGCGTATGCGTATCAGGGTAAAGGAAGAGAGTTAATAGCTACAGGTACTGAACCACAAATTGCATCTGCGAACCTTAATTATGGTTCATGGAAAGTCGGAGCAGATTGTGACGAAAGTATAGTTGATCAATTCCTGTTTTATAAACTTAACAGTGATGAGCTAAACTTTGAACATATTATATCAGGAGCATCCGCAACTTACCCTGTGGTAGATTCGAGTGATGAGATTATGGTTAAGAATCTCGGCTCTAGTATGGGCAACTTTAAGGACAATACGGACGCAATATTTATTTCCGGATTTTACGCAAAGTCATGATTAAGCCTGTAGAACAGACCAATACCCAAACTTTATTGCTCGAGGCAGGTAACGACAATAAAGCACCTGAAGGCAATGGCGGTGGCAGTGGTGGAAGTAGCGGAGACTTAAGTGATGGATTACTGGATTCTATTCAGCAGAATTACACACCTAGCTCAGGGCTTTTTCAGAATACGGCATTATGGCAGGATAATCTAAATGGGGACAGGATGAGGCCTTATCTTGATGTCTCAATCCACCCATATGCTAATCTGATCAGACTCCCTGTCGTGGCACATAATTACGACATATTTGCAGATTCTGCTATCTTTTATGAGGACATAACAGTAAAAGGAGATGTCAATGTAGAAGGGTCTCTCAAGGGTAATATTCAATACGATAGGCTAGTGGAGACTGTCACTGGTAATAAAACTATATCTATTGAGGATAAATCTAAGATACTAAATGTAGAACCAAGTGGTGCTTCAGTATCAATTACTTTACCATCAACTGGAATTGATGATGGATTTTTCTTTGAAGTAGTAAACTGTCTTGAAGGTAAATTTACAACTCTAGCACCCGATCAGGGAGTATTAAAAGCCAAAGGAACAGGATTATCTCAGCAATACTCAGCTTGCCATGTGTACAGGCATAATAGTAGTTGGTTTGCTATTGGTGACCTGACTGCATAATGCTTGGTCATGTTACTGAATCCATTGACTATAATCTTCCTGTTGATGCGATAACAAGGAAGCCTGTATTTGCTTTCTCCTGTAATAGAAGAATTAGAGAGAGTTACAATGGCCCTCTATTAAGAACAGCAGATGGAGATGTTTACCCTGCTGACCTAGAAGCCAGTGTAGGTAAAAAGGTAGTTAAGCTCTATGACCAAAAGGTCAGGTTTAATTGTCCGGCATTCAATGTTGAGGCAGTGGGGGATGTGTTTCTGCGTAAGAAGATTGTAAATAAACAATTACCTGATTTTGAGTTACCCTCTGGACCAAACAATGGTCACCACAGAGACTTTACTTATCATGGCTCTGGTTTGCCTCGTCCTAAAATAATTGCCCTAAGGGATAGTGCAAAAAAAATGACCAAGGGTGAGATTTATGAGGTTAGTCTCGTAAGATTTCAAGGAGGCGGTTTTATTTGCAGGTTTTTATCAGACGCGGGAAACCAAAGATTCGTTGGCAATCGGGGAGTTGAGTATGAAGTGGTTGAGCCTTTTACACTTTATTACCTTGAGCTCTCACCAGGTGCTTACTTTGAGCCAACTGAGGGTAGCCCTGACCCAAATTATCAGCTACCAACTAAAGCACAGAGTGGAAACGACTATATATATCCTGCAGGAGAGGGACCATTAGTTGTGTCACTCAAGACTGACAGCGGCAAAGGAATAGTGGCCGGTGATATTTACAGGCTCCGCAGATTTCGTGTATCTAATATGAATGGTCAAATAGAAAAACTAGATGGAACAGACCCTAGATGGATTGGCATACGAGGCGCTGCTTATGAGGTGATTGGAGCAGAGATGGCTACATTCTTTACAGAAGATGCAGGAGTATTAACAGTATGCGACCCAAGCAATAGTGAAGGTCGTGCCCCGATATTCTCTGCCAGTAATAATGATAATGAGCTATGCTTTGATGTCGGCTCTGCATATATGCGAATCAATCATTATAAGATTAGTGAAAGACATCAGTTATTTGGAGGTCTTGATAGTCCAGACCAAGAGTATAATGCATACTTGGGTAACTTTTCAGAGAAGACAGTTATTAGAAATTCATCAGGATTTAGTGGCGTAAGTCTAAGAAAAGATGCAATTAGCTCAGGTCTAACCGAGGGATATATCGGGCGTGACGCAACAGGGAATACCTACTCAGGAGAAATTTACGAATTAATCATTGGGGACTTTGAAATACCAAACGACTCAGTTAACGAAGCATTTAGGGATATGATAGACTTCTATGCGTTGACCTAAATTATGACCTAATATATTATATAGTAATGTTCGAGCTACTAACAATGTTTTTAACAGGGGGAGGATCAGCCGCACTTGGATCTATCCTGAAGGGTGTATTTGGAACAATAGCGGACAATCGCCAACAGAAATTTGAATTAGAACTAGCAAGGGAGGCACGAGGAAATGAATTTGCACTTAAATTTCAGCAACAACTTAATAATGGTCCTGGTGGTGCTTTCACTAGGGCTACTCGTAGGTTGCTCGCACTCATCCTCATCGGAACGCTCTCAGCGGTCGTCATTCTTTGCACCCTCTACCCGTCAGCAGAAATCATCACCCTCAGCAACGCAAGTGGAGAAGGAAAAACAGAATTCCTCTTCGGACTACTCTCCTTTCCTGCTAAACAGTCGCCCATTATGGTCACCACCGGACATTTAAGTGCCTACTTCGTTGTTATTCTATGCCCCATGGTTGTCGGATTTTATTATACACCCGGAGGTAGAAAATGAAGTGGTCGGAATTTAAGGATAAAGTTAGGGTTAACCTTTTGGTCGATGCTGATCGTAAAGGTCGGGGTATCCAAAAGTATATCAATCAGTTAATGATTAGTGGTGTAGTAAATCTACAAGACTATGTTGATGCATTTAAGGCTAGGAACATAAATACTTTTTTTGCTAGTGACATGCAGGAAGTTCCTACGGGTAGAAACTCAGTTGAGTCACAGTTTGCCCCCACTCATGCCACAATAAATTCAGTTATAGTATCAGGGTTAAGGGCAGAAGATAGTTCAGAAAGATGGTACTCTTATGTGGAAGTTGTTCCTTGGACTGCGAGGTATCGTGTTATAAATGGATGCCCTGCTAGAAGTAGTGCATATTCCGGCAGAGTTACCTTTGGAGATGGTAAGCTTTATCTATGCGCACCACTTGTTGATGACCAAAAACTTTATGTTTACTGGAGTGGAATTAAACAGAACTATGATGACGAGGATTTAGTAATCTATGATGATTTAGCAGCTAAAGCAGTATCTGATTATATTAAAGCCCATTTGAATCGTGAGGTAGATAAAGATGTAGGTTTATACAAATCCTACATGGAGATTTACAGTAAAGAAAGACAGGAGCTTCATAGGGTATGGAAAGACTTTAACCACACTACAGCAATTGACCATGCAGCTTCTTCTGCATCAGGTATTGGGTCAAGTGGATTTACCATAGGATAGACATGACAATTGAAGATAAGCAGACTTTAAAAAGCTACTTTGAAAGTGGCGATACACCTACTCAAGCACAGTTCGCAATACTTATAGACTCGCTACTGGGTATCGAAGAGGAGGTTGCAGATAACCTCACCACTGATTCCAATGTACAAGCATTGTCGGCTCGTCAGGGTGTTGCTCTCAAAGCAATAGTTGACGCAATGGGAATCAGGGTTTCTTCAATAGAAGAGCTTAATAGTACCACGCTTCAAGACTATCTTTTAAAAGCAGACCTTGGTGGGTTTTTAGCAGGTAAGGCAGATTTAGCACATACGCATTTAGCGGCTAATATTACAGACTTACTTGATGTTGTTTACAGTAAGTCTGAGGTAAACACTCTTATAGCTAACTACTCTGTTGAGTCACATGGTCATGCGATTTCTGATATTACTGGTCTTCAGACCGCACTAGATAATGCAGATGACTCAAGTGCAATTTCATCGCTCAGGAGTGATTTGGAATCAAGTATTAGTGGAAAAGCAGATTCAGGGCACAAACATACCGAGTCTGATATTACTGACCTCAAGAATTACCTAGAGTCTGCAACTGCCACTGTTCTTCTACAGAGCAAAGCGGAAGCCACTCACACTCATTCAGAGAGTCAAATCACAGACTTAGACAAGTATACAAAAGCTGAAATCGATTCTCTTTTCGCCGGAGTTGTAAGTGATGGATCTGTTCCTGCCCACACGCACACGGAGGCAAATATATCTGACTTAGACAAATACACCCAAGCACAGGTAGATCAGAAGATAGAGGATAGTAAGCAAACATTCCTCACCGCTCACCTAGCAGAGGATAATCCTCATAGCATAGATAAGAATGATGTTGGACTAGGTAATGTGCCCAATCTGTCACAAGCAGACTTACTTAAAAATGCAACCATTGAGAATCCCACCTTTACGGGAACTATAACAGGGCTTGATGGAGCAGCTATAGGACTTCCAAATGTACCTAATGTAAATGTTCTAGAGCTTTTAAATACACACCTTCAGGACACAGCAAATCCACATGAGGTAGCCTTGTCGGACTTTGATGCATTTTCTCGAGCAGAGACAGAGGCGAAGATACAGGAAATACTAGAGATATTTAGAACAGTCCATGTTGGTGACTTGCCACAGGAGGGAACAGGAAGCACGGGCTTAATTACTCAAAGAGATATTTGGGACAGAATTAAAGATATCAGCTTTGATCCTGACAATGACAAGACTAAGATTGATGGTGACCTAGAAGTAACAGGGAATATTGGTGTTGGTGGAGATATCGAAAGCACTACAGGTGACCTAGAATTAAGCGGAAAGAAACCAGGAGATTTTAAGGTAATAATCAATGATGAGTTAAATATTACCAACAACACCACAATTGGTGGATCGGGCACTGGAGAGGAAGCAGACCTGGAGGTTTATGGTACGATCCGACCAAACAATACTGTCAAGGCACTCACAGGCGATTTAATCCTAGAGGGCAAGGACGGGGAAGATGTTCAGGTAAATGATAACCTTTTTGTTGAAGGGAATATACATCCTAAAAATAAGGTTAAGGCACAAACAGGTGACTTGGTACTAGAAGGTAAAGATGACAGTAAGGTCGAGATAAATGACAAACTTCAGGTCGCAGGAAACGCAACTGTTGGAACTTCTTCTACTAACGCTAATTTGGTAGTTAATGGTAATACTACAATAAGTGGAAACTTAACTGTTCAAGGTACAACTACTTCCATTGATACCACTAATCTAGAAATTGAGGACAACATGGTTGTTCTTAATAAGAATCAAACAGGCAGTCCTGCGAGTAACCTGCAATCAGGTATAGAGGTTGAGCGTGGCGACAAGGGCAATGCGCGACTATTTTTTGATGAAAGCACAGGGACATGGAAAGCAGAAATAGTTTCAGGAAATTCTGTAGTAATTAAAACAATAGCATTCGTTGAGGATGCATATGCACAAGGATAAGACATGGCTTCATTACCACCAGATTACACTTCTATTGATAATAATGATGAGGACTTTACGACACAGCAATCTACTATAAAGATTCGCCAAGCCGTCGCTCTTACAAATGCTGAAGCTAATGCAAATATAGAACTTTTAAGGATAAAGGTAAATGAGGTCGGCACGAGCAATAACGACCTCAAGGATATACTGGGTGATACTTTAAGTGCGGCTCAGTCAGCAGCAGCAGCAGCAGCTTCAGCGGCAGAGGCACTAGCCTCAGAGAATGCAGCTAAATCCGCAAAGGACGATGCAGTCTCTGCGAAGAATACGGCAGTCTCGGCAAAGGACGATGCTGTATCTGCAAAAAACTCAGCTGTCAGTCATGCTCAACTTGCAGGAACTCATAAGAATGCAGCTGAGTCAGCAAAGGGGAGTGCTATATCCCATGCACAACAGGCAGGTGCTTCTGCGACAACGGCAGGAACTCATGCTAGTAATGCGTCAACTTCCGCAAGCAATGCATCTAGCTCAGCTTCCACTGCATCAGGTCATGCATCTACTGCATCAGGTCATGCATCTACTGCGACCACTCAGGCAGGGATTGCTACAGATAGAGCAAATGAGATTAAAAATTTAACCGCAGCAACAGGGGCACCTGGTACTAATGCAAGTTACAATTCAGGCACTGGCGTTTTGACTATACCTCGTGGTGATGTGGGAGCAACAGGTTTAGCACCTGCGCATAATTGGTCGGGTACTTCATTAAGGTTTAAGAACCCAAATGGAACTAATGGAAGCTATGTAGACCTCAAAGGCGACAAGGGTGATGTTGGTGCTACCTTTAGTTATAACGCAGGAAATAAGACCTTAACCATTACTTCGTAATGCCTAGTAAGACCAAGAAGTTTATCAACAAAACCCTAAAGCCCATGATGGGCGGTGCTTTGCTTGAGAACTTGTCAGGTGAAAGTGCGTCAGGTGAACACTATACAAAGAAACTAAACTTCAGGCGACATCAGGAGGGTGAGGCAAGAAGAGAAGGTTGGGATGTATTTAAGCCTTCCGGCAAACTGCTCGAGGCATTTCCTCAGTTGTTTGCATCCCTACCAACAACCCACCCAATACGGCTCATCTGTCAGTTTAGATCGGGAGACAACAAATCATGCCTTATAGTAATCGCAGGTGATACAATCTATAGGTATTTCTTCTCAAGAGATACTGAATACATAAATACAACTCCTCCTGACGGATGGGGAGCAGGTACATATTTTGAAGAAGGATATATTGAAAAGCCTCCTGCGGACTTTAGATGGGAAGTGATAGGAACTGGCTTCCATCATGTTGACGAGACAGTCGGTGATTACTTTCCTAATGAAGTTATAAATTGGGAAGCTGCTGTCGTTAATAGTACACTTTATCTAAATAATGGTAAGGACTTGCCTGTGGTTTTCAGGGAGGATTGGGATAAAGTTATTCCTCTTCTTGAGCTTCGGGAGAATCCTGCATACAGAGTAGCTGCAGTTGGCACTATATCCGAGTTTAATGGATTCTTAATGTTGGCAGATATTCAGCAGATTCACATAAATGATTGGGAGAATTGGCTTAAAGGGAGTGACCCATATGGCCCTGTCCTAGATAGCGACCCATACAATCGTGGTGAGGCTAGGGTTACTAGAAGTGCATATTCTGTAATCTGGAGCTATGAGGGTGATGGCTTGAGGTATGGTACTGCAATTTACGGAACTATGGCTGAAGGCTCGAATGAGTTTATAGCAAAATATCCATTACGCACACAACTAGAGGATGGCTATGATGAAAACAAAAAGCATCCCGAAATCACATTTCCCATAGGCGAGGAAGTTGTGATAGTTGGTGCAGGAACAAAAATTGAAGAAGTAAATGGAGTTGAGGTCAATGGAGTGCTTTCAGGTGTGGGCGAAGATGCGACATATTCACGAATAAGCATTGGTGGAGTAACAAATAATTCAGATGGTACGCAGACATACTCTATCGTCGACAGGCTTGGTAATCCCATAGAGGCACCAGGTAGCATAGTGGAAGAGGAGTTGGCTACTCCTATAGTAAATTCAACTACAGGTTATATGCTAAGATTGGATTCTGTAGGCAAACTCACATCTGTTGTTGATTTAGTAGATGACGGAAGTCGAATACTAAAAATGAAAAACCTTGTGGATCGACTGATGATTTACAGAGACAGTGGTTACATGACGGCAATCCGTGTGAATACTCCTGAAGTATTTCAGTTTGAAAGAAGGTATACTGGCCCAAGAGTTGTTGATTTCAGAAATACAGTAATTGATGTTGCCGGAAGATTTCATGTCTTCATGAGTTTCAATGGTATATATCAAGTGGACAGGGCGGCATCTCAACCGAAGCTTTTACAACCTATGGAGAAGGGGACAAGGTTTTGGGAAGACCTAAATGGGGATGATGCAGAAAGAGTATTTTGCGTAGATAACAGTGAAACCAGAGAAGTGTTTTTCTGTACTCCATATAAAACATTTGCTTTTGACTACGAAAATAGCACGGTTTCAGAAATAGATCAGGTCTTCACTGCAGGTACACAAATAATAAAACCTCAGACAACAAAGAAGGTCGAGCATCGATGGATAGTTTTAGCAGTCAGTGATAAGGTTAAAAATATATCTGCATTTGAATCAAATTCTGAAGAAATATATCATTTTATGGTCAGGTATGGAAGAGGACCTGACGGATACCAAGTTTACAATAGATATGGCAATGAGTACAAATCGGTACTTCAAAGCGGACTGATTGATTTTACTGATCAGTTTAATGATAAGGATATTCGCTCATATGCGTTGCATGTTGCTGAGAATACCCTGCATGGCATTTCTTCTAATGCACAGGTAAAAGTTAGGATATCGGTGGTTCCTACATCTCAAGCTGCAGTCAAAGATATTACTGAGGTTGAGTTGAATGAGGATGGTGAGTTTGAGTTTACTACTGGCGAGCGGATAGAAGCAGAATCATTACTTATAGATCCACAGGCAGAAAATATGATACCTCTGTATTTGAGAGGTCCTTATTTTAGGGATGCAATAATTGTGGAGGGTAAAGATAATCCTGTTAAGTTAATCGGTAGAACATTTGAGGTAAGTGGACTAGATTCTAGGCTTACACAGGTCGTAACAAATCAAGGATGATTACTACTGTTGTAGCTACAGGTATAGTATCGACGGTTGCTAAAATAAGTAAGGAGCCTGACTTCTTGGGTCCTGATGAGTTACCTATGCTTCCCGAGTACCTCATAGAGCAAAATCCAACAGATGCGGACAAGTACCACATGAAGATGAAGGAGTGGTGGGAAAGTGTGTACGAGAATCTTAATCGCATGAGGGACATGGTTGTCAGCTTCTCAGTGGCAGAAGCAAAAGAAGTAGCGGGAAATGATTTAAATACGGCAAAAACATTACTATCTCAGCAATCACAGGATTTAGTAAATAGTTTAGATTCTGCACTGCAGACTATAATCAATGACCTAGATGCATCCCTTACGGATATTATCAATACGCACGCTAGTGACACTGATAACCCACACGCTGTTACAAAAGCACAGGTGAGTCTTGGTAATGTTGAAAATACGGCTCTGTCAACATGGGCAGGATCAGGGGCAATAACTAATATAGGAACAATATCAAGTGGTACAGTTCCGGCATCAAATACTTCAGGTTTTCATGCCGTGGCAACTAGCGGAAAATATAGTGACCTAGAAAACAAACCATCATTATTTAGTGGTGACTATCAGGATTTAACAAACAAGCCCGAATATACATATGATTCCTCATCTAAGACACTTACAATCACAAATACATGAATATTGACTCGCACTTTTATAATTGACATAATAAATTAGGTCATGGCACTTGAAGTAAATGAATTAGGTGAAGCAACATTTTCTGATGAAGATGTAAAGGCTTACTTAAACAGAAGCACTTTAGCTGCTGTAGCAGGTGCTAGTTTTGTCACAAAAAACGAATTAGAAACTTTTACCAGTAGGGAAGGGGGGTTCGTTCATGACGGTTCTGTTTTCTCTAGTGAAATAGATAGCATTAAGCATGCCCTTGAGTACACACATACAAGAACATCAATTGTGCATAATGGATTCGAGAATTTCCAAAGAGGCCTCAATGAGGAGACTCCTATATTTTTTGCTCATGTAGCAAGCAGGGGTGGTGGGCTTGCGGTAATCAAGACCATAATAGAAAGTGGGTCTGTAGGGATAGGTGAGAAGTTTGCTCCATACGAAGATTTCACTCTTGGTGGTAATGCATTTCTTAGAGGGTCTGAGTATAGTGCATCGGGCACAAATAAAGTATCAATAAATGATCAGGAGTATGATCTTCCTGTAGGGAAGTTTGGTAAGTCACTTACCAAGAATTCCACATTTGAATATCCAGGTGGTAGCACCCTAATTATCGAGGCACAGCCTCAAACAGGATATGAGTTTATAAAGTGGAAAGGTGAAGACACTTCCACTGAACGAACTCTTAACCTTGTGCTAGAACACAACCTCTACATAGAGGCAACATTCAAAGCGGTATGAGTTTATCAATTGGAGCAAAGATAAGATTCAACAGGGATTGGAGTAGTGACCCTGTAGTTCCCGAGGGCACAATCACGCCAATTATAGGAGAGGGTACAGAAGTCTACCAACTTCATGTGGGCGGCAAGAATCGTAATGTTAAAAAACATTTACAGGGAATTCTGTATGTTGAGGTAGTAGATACTGATGGGGATGGATTTGATGATTTCTCGGAATACTTTCCATACAACGCAAGTTACACTCAAACAAAAGAAGAACTAGATGCTTACGAGCTTAGACCAAGTGACGAACCGACAAGCGGTGACATCATAAGACTTCTGCAAGACTTTACTGCGAGTGCTAAATCGTTCACAGGGGGTGATTACTATGTAATGGTAAATGTGGATGCGTCTAATGGCAGGTTCATGATTAAGAACCAAGGTGGTGGTAATACTTACACGCATATTTATTTTGCAGACCGAGCCACCGATTGGGAAATAGTAAAACCTGCTAATACAAGTAATACGAGTGATACGGACTCCGATGGAGTTGCAGACGATACCGATTACTTTCCAGACAATCCTAACTACACTCAGACTAAATCAGAACTAGATGCATATGTAATAAGCCCAACTGCACCCCGCAATGAGGGGGCAATTGTGAGGATTCTACAGGGCGCTAGTATTCAGTCACAACCTTCTGGTAGCCCCAAAGATGTAACTGCAGGGCAGTATTTTATTATCACTAAGGTAGGTAACCAATGGACAAGATTTGAGATAGAGGGCGCAGTACATCAGGTATGGAATACATCAAGGGGCACAGTATGGGATATTGTTGAGGCAGATGCACTTCCACCAGGTATAGACTCAAATAGTATTCTTTTCCAAGTCGGACAGGCAGTTCAATCAGTAAGTATACAATCTTACACTACTGAAAATCTGCCTAGTAATCCGACTACAGGAACCATCGCTTTCGATACAGTTTTATCAATCCCTGTTTACTTTGCTAACGGAGCTTGGCGAAAAATTTCAGACAATTCTTCAGTAACTTAACCAACTAATATCATGTCTTCAGATACAACATCAATATTCTACAAAATTGGTCAAGCGACCAAGACTACAGTCAACAATGCAATTACGGCTCTTAAAGCTACCAATAATACTTGGACGGGAACCAATGACTTCAAGGAGGATGTAACAGTTGGTGCTGAAGGTGCAGGTAATGCTAAAGCCCTTAAGGTTTATGGAACTGCAGAAACAACATCTGATTTAACAGTCGGTGGCAATCTTACTGTTAATGGCACAACCACAACTGTTGAGACTACCAATGCAACCTTACAGGATAACATCTTGGTTTTAAATAAAGGCGCAAAAGAGTCTTCTAGTGATGCACCTGATGCCGGATTATTATTCGAGCGTAAGTCAGGAGTTGATAATGCGACATTTTTGTTTGAAGAAGCCAATGACAGATTTGAGTTTGGCACAACTTCAGCAACGGGAGCAGGGGCTAATGTAGACCCAGTATCATTGGGTAAAATTGCGGTTAATGGAGTTCTGATCGGAACACGAGCATCTACTCAAGCACTTGGTGATTTAGCGGACTTTAACGCAGGACTATCTGCATAGGGCGATGAGCTTCATAGCAGCAGCAGTTGGGTTGGGTGCGCAAGCTGCCCAAAATTCAGAAAACCAAGAAAGGCAGGGCATGTTTACTTGGCTTGCCGACTTGGGTGCTCAGGCAATTCTGGCAAATCAAGCTGATGTTGATGCAGGTAGAGCAAATACTGTTGGTGAACCAATTACTCTTTCTGCACTAGAGATTGATCCTCCTGTAGATAAGTTAATTTTCAATAATGTAAACCAACCTCTACCCACTCCCTCGGATATGATTACACTAAGGGAGTACGAGGGGGCACCTATCCCACAACAAGATGCAGAGTTTAATTTCATCAATCTTACGGACAGGATAAATAACCTTATTGAATCAACAAGCGCTAGTGATATCGCAATTGTCGATGCAATCAATAGTATACATACGGTCATTGAGGACATATCAACTGCCGTTACCAATAACACTACGAATATAGCAAATATTGATGGGAACATTCCTACATTTGCCTACAACGCCTCAACAAAAACTTTAAGTATAACTTCTTAATATGAATATACCTTTAGGAGATACTGAAGCGGTTAAGTGGATAGATGGTGGAACTACTTATGATTTAGAGAAGCTAGTATTGAATGGCACAACCATATGGGAACTTGCTACTGATATAACAGGCACGGCAGTGTACAACCCTACATCTAGAGCAATCTCAATGGATGTTACTCTTGGCAACTTGGACTCTTGGAGTTGGAGGGCACAGAAATCTGGTGGTGGCGGGGACACTGGCGAAAATGCGGTAAGCGGAGTGTCTTATGCAGAGTCTAGTGAATTAGGAGTATCGGATGACGGTACTTGGACAGTAACATTCAAGGGTTTTCTTAACGGAACACATAGATCAACGCATCAAGTTTCCGTAGTTGTTGCCACTCCATTTATTGAGATAACAAGTGTTGAGGAATTAAGTGGTGGTGGTGGTGTTAATTTAACTAAGAATGTTTCATGCGGCACTGCTCCAGTAAGAGAAAAGTTTGCAGGATTGCAGGTCCAGGGCTACGGTGCTAATTATGGGCAGAGGTATTATAGCGGATGGTCCTCTGGTGATACATACAACATATCAGACCATGGTGGTACTGTTGGGTATTCTGTTAAATATATAGCAAAAGACCTAGTTGGGGTTTCTCCTTCTAACTACACAGATTACCTCTTTCGAGGTGAGGGAACTACAATTTGGAATAAAGGCTCAGGTCTTAATGCGTCAACTGTTCTATCTAAATTAAATTCTGATTTTAATAAATTCAGCACGCAATCAGGTGTGGGAAAAAATGGTGTGCTCCCGCATACTACTGGCTCAGGTTGGCTCATGGATTTATCATGGAGTGGTGTAACAGTAGACAGTAATGGAGGTTTGACCGGAGTATGTTGCGATGGTTTAGATTGGAGTAATAACCATAGTCAAGATGTCCAAGAAGGTTCTGCTACCCCGAAAGGTCTTAGGAGGTTTGCTTTATTATTTGGAAGTAGCGGGGGTGTGTATAATGCAGTTCTTAGGGAAGCCACTACCACTACCTATCCAAACAATGGTTTCATTTACGGTGATGATGACAGAACTACTTTAATTGGATATCAAGACTGGAACGCCACACTTGAATGGAATGGCGAATATTATGAACCTGCTGGCACGGCTACACTGTATAATGTAGAGGACTTTCTTACAGAGTTTAGAACTGTAAACAATCTGCCAAGTACAGAAGATTTTGCCATTATAGAATGTCATGGAGCTGTACCATATTATAGTTCAGGCGGCTCCTCCGACGATGATGATTAAATTATGAGTGCAACACACAGAGTAAATGTAAACGCCCGCAATGTAGACCATTGGTCTTGGTCATTGGATGGTGGCCCTGACAATATGATGCCACCAGGTTCCACATATGCAGATATTACGATTGAAGGTGGAGGTGGTAGTAAAGTTTCATGCGGTATTCCTATGGGTATACAAAAGTTTGCAGGGTTGTATGTCAGAGGCACAGGCAGTAATGCCAGTCAAAAGTATTACAGCGGATGGTCTTCTGGCGATACATACAACATTGGAGCGGATAGCAATACTGTTGGGTATGCTGTAAAGTATACAGCAATCCACGAAGAAGGTGTTACAGGTTCCAATTACCAACACTACGACTACACCATGGCCAGTGGAACCACAATTTGGAGAAAAGGATCAGGCCTTAATGCCGCAACTGTCCTATCTAAATTAAATTCCGATTTTAATAAATTTAGCACGCAGTCAGGTGTCGGCAAATCAGGCGTTCTCCCACATATTGGAGGTGGGGACGCAGATAGGACATACAATAACTCTTCTTATGGTTGGTTTATGGACTTATCTTGGAGTGGTGTAGCGGTAGATAGTAATGGAGGCTTGACTGGAGCTTGCTGTGCTGGCTTAGACTGGAATGGACACCCCAGCGGAAGCAATCCATATAATCCTGCCTACGCACAAGACGCTATTTCGTCTACTGCAACACAGAAGGGCTTAAGAAGATTTAGTTTGCTACTTGGAAGTAGTGGAGGGGTGTATAATGCAGTCCTTAGACCAACTCCTCAAACTCCCTCAGGTTTCGGAAGGGGATACCATCTAAGTGGATTTCTTTACGGCTCTGATGAAAGGGATGAATTGGTTGGGTTTCATGACTGGAATGCCACAATTAATTCTAGTGCTGTCGCTTCTGGCACTGGAACATTGTATAGCGTGGAAGACTTTCTTACGGAGTTTAGAACTGTAAACAACCTGCCAAGTACAGAAGATTTTGCCATTATAGAGTGTTATGGCGCCATACCTTTTACATGGACGGGTAATGAATGATAATGGCCAAGTAGTTAAATTATGAGCAATTCACACACAGTTGTCGTTAAAGGGATGGATGCCAATCATGTGGTACTTGCTACGGATAGTATTACGATTGAAGGCGCAGACGCGCCACCTGAACCGCCACCTGGACCACAAACCATTTACGGAGCCGAACCAGAATGTTTCTACCTATCTTACGAAACAAACCATTCAGCATTTAGTAATGGGAAGTGGGAAGGCAAGTCATTGTCGGAACGGACCATAGATCAATCATTAACAAATTCAGCTCAAATTTATCAGGCTATGCCTGGCTGCACTCATCTGATGGAAGCCCGAACTACACGAAGTTCCGGCGTAAGGGTATATGATATGGGCGGTAATCTTACTATTAGCGCATCTACACTAGTATCTAGGTTAAATGCCAAATTTAAAGTACACAATTCAAGTTATGGTGTTCAGTCAAATAACGCGAACTCTTCTTATGAGGAATTAGTAGATCTGTCA